AAGATGCTGTATCTCCAAATGGATATAGAGGTAGACGGTCCCAAACAATAGAAGAATTAAATGCTATCTTCAGAACTCTATTCAAGAGTAGGCAAATATTTGGAGTCTCACTTAAAAAAATTAGTGGTGATGAAGCAAGATATGAAGAAGTTAATGTAAGAAGTTCTTTCTTTAAAGATATTGAAGCAATGACTTTTAAGGTAGATAAAATTCAATGTAAATGTGGACGTAAAAATGAAGGATTTGAAACACAAGACAGTAGAATGATTGTAAAAGATGGGGTTAAAGAATATAATTTCCAAATTAAAGCAAATGACAGTACAAAAATGTCAGGACTAAAGTACGAACCAACTGCCAAAGGTGCTGGTGCTGCTAGACTTGGTAAAGCAACTGTAGAACTGGTTGTTCGCTTATTAAATGATAATGGATTTACTTTTAGTAAAGAATCATCAGCATATCCACAAAATGCTGATGAATTTTTAGCAGAAGAAACAAAATATAAAAAAATGTTTGGTGATCTTTTTAGAAGGGGAGTAGATTTTGGTTCTGGTGAAAATGCAGATGCGGTGTTTGATATTTTCTTGAGTATATTTGGTACACAACCTCATGTTGCTAATTCAAAATTACAACAACTTACATTTTTCCATCTAATTACATCATTAAAACCAGATGAGTTGGATGAATTTGGAACTGATATGGTATTCTTGGCAATGAAAGCTGGTCGTCGTTATGGTCCTTTCGCTAAGTTGTACTGATGTCAAAGAACACACACCTAGAACACCTAGAAGATAGTATCCTACTTGATGGTAAGCAGGGTGCTACTGATGCGTTTAAGTTTTTAGATCTTCTAGCAAGAACTTTCAGCGGTCAGGGACAAAACAACTTTAAGATTACTACGAAGTGGGATGGTGCTCCTGCTATATTTTGTGGTATGTATCCAGGAACAGATCAATTCTTTGTCGGTACAAAATCCGTTTTCAATAAAGACGCAAAGATAAATTTTGTATCTGATGATATAGATAGAAATCACGGTCACGCTCCTGGTCTAGTATCTAAACTCAAAGATGCGTTAAAGTATTTCCCTGCTCTAGGTATCACTGGTGTGGCGCAAGGTGATTTGTTATTTACTGATGATAAAAAAATTGAAACAATTGATGGGAAGAGGTGTATCACATTCCAACCTAACACAATCACTTATGCTATTCCTGAGGGTTCTCCATTCTATGAGAAAGCAAAACGAGCAAAGATTGGTGTAGTATTTCATACAACATACAGGGGAAATACTGTCGATTCTTTGAACGCATCATTTGGATACGATATTGACAAGTTAAATTCTAGTGCTGATGTGTTAGTTCTTTCAGCAGAGACAGGACAACTTGGTAAAGATACTCTCATCACAAAACAAGAGAAGCAGCAATTGATGAGAATGAGAAATGCTAGTGCTTCTTTAATCAGAGGTGCTGGAGACTTCTTGGATGAGGTTGCTAAACAAATAGAAGCAAAGGATCAACTCACTGTTGGACCTAGATTAAAAATTTACTTCAACACATATGTTAGGCAGGGTAAAAAAGTAAATAATGCCAGACAATTTGTTCGTAACTTCAAGGCATACTTTGAGGGTGAAGTAAAGAAAGCAGTTGACAAGGTTAAAACTCCCAAAGCGAAAGCAACTAAACTAGCAAAGTTATATGCGGGGTGCCAATTTATTGAAGACAATGATGACGCATTGATTAAAACTGTGGGACTATATACTACACTACAGAATGCTAAGAACTTCTTTGTTCGTAAACTAGAGAAGGGAGAACAATTCGGAACATATCTTAGAACTGAAGATGGGTATGAGGTAACTGCTCCTGAAGGTTATGTTGCTATTAGTGAGGGAACTAACGCAGTCAAGTTGGTTGATAGATTATCGTTTAGTGTTGCAAACTTTAACGTATCTAAAAACTGGGTAGAAGGAGACAAATGAGTAGGGTAGTTGTAGCGTGGGGTAGATTTAATCCTCCAACAATCGGTCACGAAAAATTAATTGAAGCAGTTGCTAAGATTGCGAAGAGAGATGACTACTTTATCTACCCCACACACACTCAGAAAAAACCAAAGGATCCATTGCCATCAGATTTAAAGGTTGAATATATGCATCTTATGTTTCCAAAACATAAAGACCATATCATATATGATAGAGATACAAATACAATTATAAAATTACTACAAAAATATCAAGGAATATATGAGGACTTGACATTAATTGCTGGATCTGATAGAGTACCTCAGTATGAAACACTACTCAATAAATATAACGGTGTTGAATATACATATAGAAATTTAGAAGTTGTATCTGCTGGTGAACGAGATCCAGATGCTGATGGTGCTTCTGGTATGTCTGCAAGTAAGATGAGAGCAGCTGCTAAAGATTTGAAAACCAGAGATTTCCTTTCTGGAATACCTGATACATTATCCACAGATAAAAAAATAGAACTGATGCAAGAGGTTCGCAAAGGAATGGGATTGAAATGAAAAATTTTAAACAACTACGACAAGAATCAACACACCAAAGATACAGACAGAAAGAAATTTTCCAAGAGGGAGATACTGTCACGAATTTAAAGACGGGTCAGGTTGGTGTCATTCATCGTAGTGGTGTCAACTATGTCATCGCACTCACAGAAAGCGGGGAGATGTTCCGTGCGTGGGTGAAGGACATCAGAGAGTATAAATAAGAAAGAAGAGAACACTTAGATACAATGGCGAGTAACGAAGAATTCACCAGACAACTTATTAACTCAATGTTACACGGGTCTGATGCTGATCTAGTTGAAGCGTTTGAGAATATGGATCCTCAGTCACACGGTGCTGAGATTGTCGATACAACAAAGCAAAAGAAAACTATCGGCAAGCAAAGAAATTATATTGGTAAGGAGTCTGCTCCAACCGTTGCTGCTGAAGGATACAAGAAAGGTTGTGATGCCTGTGGTGGTAAAGGATGCTCTAAGTGTGACAAGAAAATGGATGAATCATCCTGTGGTTCACATTCTACAAAGAAAAAGACTAAGAAAGAGGAACTAGAAATGGAAGACGAAATTCTGGAAACTCTTGAGATTGATATCGATGGTGATATCTTCATCGTTGAGAAAAAGAAAGGACTTGACGGCAAAGCTTGCTGGAAAGGTTACAAGCAAATGGGAACCAAGAAGAAAGGTGGTAAGACAGTTGACAATTGTGTCAAGATGTCCTACGAACCAGAAGGTAACTACCTAGGTGAGAAGAAACTTGATCCCGTTGGTAAGGAAGATAAGGACATCGACAACGATGGTGATCACGACAAGTCTGACAAGTATCTTCTAGCACGTCGCAAGAAAGTATCTGCAATCATCGGCAAGAAAAAGAAGATGAAGGAAGAAGCAGAACTTCGTGCGGAGATTGAAGAAGAAAAAAAGTGAAGAAGGCACCCTCAATTGAGGTGATGCCTGATGTTCCTAACGAAAACTCACCTGAGTTTAAGAAGTTAGCGAAGCAACATAAGAAATATATCAAACCTGCTATGGTCCGTAAGGACGGTGGCGTTGTAAAAGGATAAATAATTATACTCTTTGGGAACCATACAATGCTATCTTTTCTACTACCACTCGCATCAAAAATTATCGCTGATGCCGTCGCAAAGATCCCAGACAATGAGGAACTGGGTGAGAAACTAATTGACATCTGCCTACTAATTCTAGGTAAAGCAGTTGCTTTAACTAAGACAGAAATGGACGACCAACTCCTAGCAGTTGTCACCACAGCAATTAAGGCAAGGGAAGAGGCTCCTGCCGCAGAATGAACTTTACCTCATAGTTCACGTTTGAGAGGCAGCGATGCCTCTCTTTTTTTTATAAATACTTTCAGAGAACTGTTCTTTATAGGCAAACGAAGATGGCTGTATTTGGAAAAATTGATGCTGCTGCGCTACCAGCTGGTGTCGAGGTTACAATTAATACTAATACTGTGTTTGGTAGTGGATTCCAAGATCCTACTGGCCCAGATTATATTGATGCTGGTGATATTATTGAAATTTTACCAGACAGAGTTCCTTATGTCGTTCTCAGAGTTGAGAGTGATACTGAATTAATTTTGGCAAGAAATTTCGAGGAAACTACTGTTTCACCTGCTGCTCCAAATAATGCCTTTAGAAGAACAGCACCTAAAGCTGTTGCGTCAGCAGTTCTCACTCCATCATATGATTCCCGTACCCGTGAGATCCTTTATGTTGATCTCGCTGAGGCACAACTAGAAAGCAGCAGAAAGAGAGGACTTAAAATTCCTGGATGGCACGTCTTCGAAACATTCGAAAACGCTCAAGGTGATACTGTTTATCACGCAGAATGTATCGCAGCAGTTAAAAATTATCAAGATGCTACTACAGGAGATGACAACGACGATCCAATCGTTGCTGATACTGAATCCATCATCACCATTGATGCTCAACCAGCAATCTCTGGACCTGCTGAAGTGGGTGATGGCACTCCATTAACTATCACTGCTACAGCATCAACAACAGGTCAAGATGATGCCGCTGCTCCAGCAACCATATCCTTCCAGTGGCAGCGTCAGAAGACAAGCAATGGTCGCTGGGTCACCATCACTGCTTCTACAGATGGTTCGGCATACAGCGACTTTGCTGGAACTGGAATCGCATCTGGTGTACCAGTTGTTCTAACAATTGATGCTGCTCTATGGGCGGCTGACGATGGAGCAAATGGATATGAGTATCGCGTCAAGTTCACAAATAATGTTGGTGGACTAGAGAAAGTTACCACAACTGATGCTGTACTAGTAGTAACTACTCCATGATAAATGAACTTCTATGAATTGAACCCAGACAACTGGGAAATGTTCGCTATTAAACATTACTTTAATCCTGCAGCAGTCACAAGAGAAGATTTTGAAGAGGATCTTAATCGTATCAAATACATTAAGCGCCTCTTCAAACGCTATGAGACTACCGGCGAACTGAAAACACATTTAATTTTAAATCACATCATCGTAATGTATAATGTATTTGATGATGCCGCTACACCATTGCTGTTCTATAAGATAGAAAAGCAGTACTGGTCTATGCTAAAAGCGTTTATGACGTTTTTAAATAGACTTCCAGAATCTATAAATACAGATATAGATCAACAATGTCTTGAGGAGTTAAATCTGATATGATTAACAATGCTGCCCAACCAGGTCTAGCAGGTGTAGAACTCCCACCTTCTGTAGTTATTGTTACTCCACGCAAACATAGGCAGTGGAAGAAAAACAATAAAGATTCATTTGTTGATGGACGTTCCAAAGGAGCAAAAACTTTACTGTCACGCATTAATCGTAGAAAAATGAAAGAGCAAGTAGAAGAGAATATTATTTCCGAAGCGGCACCCTCTGAAACAGAGAGAGCACAAAAGCAAATCGGGCAGATGAAGAAGCTTGGTCGCGCCAAAGATCTACAAAAGAAGCGTGATGAAGCAAAGAAAAAAATGCAGGGCAAAACCAGAGAGATGGATGTCCTAATGAAAGCAAGAATGGCGGACTTCAAAAAGAAAGCATCCGACCAGACTAGTAAACTTAAGAAAGAAGAAACTGAAATGACTACCAATATGATTAAAGAGTATAACGATGTTCTTGATGCCGCTATCGAAGTAGCAGCACAACCAACTAACACAGCAGAAACAGCATACGCGAGAGTACAATTCTCTGATGGTGTTACAGCAAACATCGATCAGTTTTCCGCTAGGAAGATTGCTGCTACATACGCAGGTTTAGAAGGTGATAATCAGAATGCCTTCAGATATATGCTAAACAAAGACGCAGCAACCTACGCTTCAGCAGTAGATTTCGCAGTAAGGAACGTCTAAAATGCCACTAGGTTTTGGTAAATTACAGGTCATTGAACAAAAACTTGAAATTTATGAAGACCTATCACAAAAGATGCTCGACAAACTTGAGCGAGCAGTCACTACTATTTCTGAAAATAGTAACAGGGTCTCTGTTGTATTAGAGAGACACGAAAATCGTCTGGATGAGGGTGAGAAATCCAATAATCTCATCCTCCAGATGCTACAAGAAATAAAAGAATTACACGAAAAAGATACTGACACCTTACACTCAAGGATTTCTACTTTAGCTGGTAAAGTGGAGCAGAACCAGAGATTTGTTTATGGTGCCGGTGCTGTTCTAGGAACCATTGTGGCAGTCGCACAACTGTTACCAATCTTCGGTTGGACCTTGACACCAGTAGATAAGTCTGCTATGATACAGGGAGTAGAAGCCCCTGTGAATGTCCTATCTTGACACCAAATATATACAACTTCTATCCCCACAACTGAGTAAGTTTTCTAAAAAGAAATCAGACCTGTATAATTTTAGATGCCCCTACTGTGGAGATAGTAGGAAGCGTCAAGATAAAGCACGGGGATACTTTTATCGTCTCAAGACTGAGATGGTATTCAAGTGTCACAACTGTGGCACAGGTAGAAGTCTTGCTAACTTCTTGAAGGATAATAATGCTATGCTCCACGATCAATATGTCATGGAGAAGTATAAATCTAATGTCACAAAATCTAAACCTAAACTCAAGATTGAGGATATGGTTGACGATGCACCTATCTTCAAATCGACACAAATTAAAATTGATTTGGAGAAAGTTTCTGCGCTAAATACAACACACCCGGCGAGAGAATATCTCACCAATCGTAAAATAGAAGACCTAGATAGTTTTTACTATTGTCCCAAATTTAAACAATGGACTAACTCACTTAAGAAAACATTTGATAATCTTAAGCAAGATAGTCCACGCATTATAATACCACTCAGGGACAATGACGGTAGACTCTTTGGATATCAAGGAAGGTCTCTTGCTCCCAAAGCAAAGATCAGATACATCACAGTAATGCTTGACGAAAGCAAACCAAAAGTCTACGGATTAGATCGTATTGACCCTGAGGAACCAGTATATGTCACAGAAGGACCCTTCGACTCCCATTTCATTGGGAACGCTATCGCTATGTGTGGTAGCGATGTTGACCTTAGCTCTCTGGATTATCAGTTCGTATTCGTCTACGACAACGAACCACGAAGCAGAGA